CCGAACACCTTCCTTGGCCTCCCGGTCGTGTGGGTGCTTCGGATGACGGCCGTGCCGACCACGGGCACCATCGCGGCTTACTGCGGCGACCTGTCGCTTGCGGGCATCATGGGCAAGAAGAGCGACATGCAGATTGCGTCCAGCGACCAGCGGTACTGGGAAGCCGACCAGACCGCATTTAGAGGAATTGCCCGCATGGATATCAATGTCCACAGTCTCGGCACCAACACCGAGGCTGGCCCGGTCGTGGCTCTCAAGCTCGCTTGATACTGACTCACACACTTCCTAGGAGAACCCGACGATGAACCATGCAGCCGGAACCAAGAGCGTTGCCCGCGTCACGACCAGCGTGGCGGCTAGTGCGACGTTCGTTCACGAGATTGACACGCTGGGCTACAAGTACGCCACCGTGGACGTGATCTTCAGCCCGTACACGGCCTCTGGCGTCTCGCTGGCGAGCGTGCTTCGTGTTGGCGAGTCGGACACGGCGAGCGCGGGGACTGCGGCCACGAGCATCACGGGCCTGGTCGGCGGCACGGACTTCACCATTGCAGCGACTGGTGCCAGCACCGGAGCGGTTGTCGGCGGAATCTCCCGGTTCAACGTCGATCTGCGTGGCCGTCGGCGATACCTGACGGTGGTGGTGAGCCCGTCCACGACGGTTGCCGTGATCAGTTCGGCTCGGTTGTCCAAGGGCGAGAACCACGCCGTCACGACCACCGAGGCCAACGTCAACACGATGGCTGCCGTCTGACGCTGGACACGTACTGTAAAACGCCCAAGAGCGGGCGGCGGGCGTCTGCCTGCCGCCCGTTTCTCTTTGGAGCACCTACTGATGAAGTTCCGCGTCGGCAACATCGAGCACGATCTGCGAGTGGAGGCGGCCTTCTCGGTTCCCAGACTGGGTTTCCAAGACAACTTCTTTTGCACGATGCAGAGCCTGCTGCCGCTCAACATTCGCCCGACAAAGTTCACCGGAGCGTTCTGGGAGCAATGCCTTGACCGCGTCTTGATCGACATGATGGAGCGGACAGATTGGATATTGGTTGTTGATTTTGACAGCGTATATGAAGCCGACACCATCCAGCGGCTGATGACGGCGGCCCTAATCAGCGGATACGACGCTGTGGCACCGCTGCAGACCAAGCGTGACGAGGGCGTGCCGATGTTCACCCCCGAGGGCCACGACGGCAGCATCGGGTTGGTGCAGTTGCCCAATACGTGGTTTGAAGCGGTCATTCAGCCCGTGGACACGGCTCACTTCGGATGCACGCTCATTCGCTCGTCAGCACTCAAGAGGACCGCGACGCCGTGGTTTCTGGGAACGCCACGCCCCGACGGACACTGGGGTGACGCCCCGGCCGGCGAGGCCACGCGGGTGGACCCCGATATCCATTTCTGGTCGCAGTTCAAGGCAAGTGGCAACACGCTGGGCATCGCCCCGCAGGTGGCGATTGGACACGCTGAACTCAAGTTCACATGGCCTGGCCGGGATCTCAAGCCCGTGTATCAGTCGCCTAGCGACTACTGGAACAAGGGCGGCTGTCGGCCGCCCGAGGCATGGGGAAGCAAGGAACACGGCGAGGTGAGCGTATGAGAGACGACCAATCCCGCATCCGGTTCGTGCGGCCCTACCAGGCGTATCGTCGTGGCGACGTGATCGTGATGGATCGCGGCCCAGCGAAAAGCCTCATCTTGCATGGCTACGCCGTCGATCACGCCGATGAGCAGCCGCTGCTTGAGGTGGCCATGGTGGAACGCCGCGAAGTTGAGACGGCCGACGCACCGCGTAAGCGTGGGAGGAAGTCCAAGTGAAATACCGCAGCCTCGTTCGTGTTGCCGAGCCGGCCAACCCCGTAACGCTGGCGGAAGCGAAACTGCACCTGCGTATCGATTCGTCAGCCGAGGACGATCTGATTGGCACGCTGATCACGGCGGCGACGCGCTGGGCCGAGGACTACACCGACAGGACGTTTTGCCAAACCCAGTGGCAGATGCGTCTTGATTCGTTCTACGGGTCTGTCGGCAGCCCGTCGCAGTTCGGCCTCAAGGCGGACGGCAACAACATTGAGGGACGCCCTGGCACCGTGCCGTACCTCGATATTGAACTGCCACGGCCGCCGATGGTGCAGGCCGGGACTGCCACGGCCGTCACGATCACCTACACGCCAGACGCAGGGGCCTCTACGACAACGCTGAGCGTCACTGAGTACCGGGTGGATAGGCAGGCCACTCCCGGTGTCTGTCGCCCGCTGTACGGCAAGACGTGGCCCTCTCACCTTATGGACCAAAACAGCACCGTGGTGACGTGGTACGCGGGCTACTCGGTGACGGGCACCAGCGTGCCGGCACCGGTGAAGTCAGCCATCCTGATGCTTGTCGCTCACTTGTGGCGAAACCGTGAGATGGCCGCCGAGACGGCATTGACCGAGGTGCCGATGGGCACAAAGGCCCTGCTTGATACCATCCGCTGGGGCTCCTACCGATGATCAACGCCGGCGACCTGACCGACCGAATCGTCATTGAGCAGGCGACGGAAACACGCAACTCCGTTGGCGAAGTCTCGCTGTCGTGGGCAACCTTCGCCACCGTGTGGGCAGACGTGTCGGCACTCTCGGGCCGGGAAGCCGAGCGGTACGGCCAGATCGTCGGATTCACTGGGCACAAGGTGACGATTCGCCAGCTGCCCGGCGTCAAGCCGGCTATGCGGATTGTGTGGGAAGGAACCCGGACGCTCGAAATCGGTGCCATCAACGAGTACGAACGCGGCTGGTATCTCGAGCTCATCTGCACGGAGAAGGCGGCCACATGAGCATCGTCGAAGCACCAGAAGCGTTTCTGTATCAGCGGCTCACGAGCCAGACGGCGGTTTCGTCGCTCATCGGCTCGCGCGTCTATCCGCTCATTGCCCCTCAAGGCACGCCCCTGCCGCTCGTGGTGTACCAGCGGACGGGCGTAGAGCGTCCGCAGTCGCTGTCAGGCAACGTCGGCAACCCCCTGGTGACGCTGCAACTGACCACCTATGGCACGTCGTACACGTCGGTGAAGTCGATTGCCCGTGCGGTACGGATAGCGATTGACGGGTGGACTGGCACGACGGCTGGCGTGACGATCCAGAGGAGCACGCTACAGACTGAGGCCGATGGCGTAGACATGCCTGCCGATGATCAGATGCTGCCGTACTACAGCGTCCAGCAGTCGTTCGAGTTCCGCATTGACGAGACGGTGCCGACGACCTGGCCGGCAGCACCGACGGTGCCTGGTGCGCCGACAATCACAGCGGCGCAGTACGATCCTGGCGAAGGCGGAACAAACGTCGAGTGGTTTGCGCCGGCGAGCGACGGCGGGGCTGCCATCACCGGGTACAGCGTGTATTTCAATAATGTGCCGTACACGCCAACTACTGTGGTCACTAGCACGCACTACCGGTTTGCAGACAGTTATGACGGGCAGGCAGCCAGGGTCGCCGCCGTCAACGCCGTAGGCGAAGGTCCGAAGTCCGCACCGGTGACGGTGACTGTGGCGTAGGCGGTTCCGCATCAATGGGGTGACGTAATGGCACGAGAAGTCACGTTCAAGATCAACACAACGCAGAAAGACGCCCGATGGCTCAAGGAAAAGGCGCTGGCGGACGCTTTCCAAGTTGAACCGTCAGAGGTGGTAGAGGCCGTAGAGCACGCTTTACAGCCGGCCCTGTTCGCGTTGCGAAAGAACGTCTTGGATGCCAGGGTTCGCAGCGGCCGGCTTCGTGCATCGCCGGGAACCGTGGTGCGGAAATATGGCGGCAAGACCAGGCTGACGGTGGTGGGGCTTGTAGGCTACAAGTCAGGCGTGGCTCCGCACAGCCGTTACCTAGAGCTTGGAACTCCTCCGCGTGCAGGCCGTGGCAAAGTCGTGGCCCGCCGGTATGCGTGGCTGGCCTACTTCCAAAACAAGGAGGCCATGAAATCCAATCTTCAGGCCAACCTAGAAGCCGTTATGCAAAACGCCATTGATGGCATTGAGTAACTGCAAGGGTTGCCCAGCCGTCGCCTAGTTTGGGAGTAGGGCTTTGCCGCCCGTAACTCACTAGGAGAGGCCAGATGGCTACCGATTCGCAGGGCGTCACGTTCGTATTTGCCAGCAGCACGTACACGGTCACCAGCGTCACCGTCACGCCCGGCGGCGATCTGCTGGACGAGTCGCACCTTGGATTGGCCAGCGGCGCGGGCCGACGCTACCAAGCCCCGGCGTTGAAGGACGATGAAGTCTCGATGGAGGCTCTCGGCACGACCGTCGTGGCCGTTGGTGCGAGCGGCAACCTTGTGTTTGCCAGCACGACGTACACCGCCGTGTGTGCCAGTGCCAGTGTGGCCTACGCCGTCGGCGAGCTCGTCAAGCAGTCGCTCACGTTTAAGGTTCGCACCTAAGGCGGGGGTGCGTCGTGGCGAATGTATCGCAGGGCGTCGCCGTCACCTGGGGCAGCGTGACGATCCTCGAGGTTGTCAGCGTGTCGGTCGATGGCGTGTCGTGCGACACCGTCGAAAACACGTCACGCACCAGCACCAGCAGGGGCAAGTCCTATTCGGTCTCTGACGTTGACTTGGGCACGGTGGCAGTGACGGCCCGTGGTGCCGCAGGAATGACAACGGCCAACGTGGGCTTGACGGCCACGCTAAGCATAAGTGGGCCAGGGCTCTCGTTTTCCTTTGCCAAGGCGATATTTAAAAACCTTGAATGGAGCGGAGCCGTGGGCGAGCTGCAGACCTACACCGCCACGTTCAAGATGGGAGTTTGAATATGGGACTGACCAAAGACCAGATCCTTGCCGCCGACGATATGGGGATGCTCAAGCTGGCTGTTCCTGAGTGGGGCGGCGATGTCTTTATCCGCGTGATGAGCGTTGGTGAGCGTGATGCCTATGAAAACGAATGGATGAGAAAGAAGGACACGGGCGTTGATGATTTCCGCACCAAGTTCCTTGTGCGGTGCCTTGTGGACGAGAAGGGCAACCGGCTGTTTGACAACGGCGACGTTGCGAAGCTGGCGGCAAAATCCGCCAAGGTTGTAAATCGCGTCTGGCAGGCCGCCATGGAGCACAACAACCTTTCCGATGAGTCGATTGAGGAACTGGCAAAAAACTAAGAGCCCGGCCAGACCGGGCCTTCTTGTTTCGTTTGGCGTTAGCGACCGGGTGGAGTTGGGAATACGTCAACGCCATGCCGGTGACGTTGATGCGGGAGTGGATGGCGTTCGACAGGTACGTGGAACCGTTTGGGAGAGAGTGGGAGCAAGCAGGAATGCTTGCGGCGTTGACGATAGCCCCGCACGTAAAAGGCAAGACACCAAAGCCTGAAGACTTCATGCCGATTCGTCGGCCGCCGATGACAAGTGCTGAGATCGCCGCAGAGCTTGGAAAGCTAAAACTGCAACACAATGGCCAAACTTGACCTAGCCTTTCAGTTGACTGCGAACGCCAGCGGCATGGCTGCTGGGGTGGCGCAGGCAGACCGCGAGCTCTCCAAGGTTGGGGCCAGTGCCAGGGCCACGTCCGCCGAGTTCCGCCAAGCGGCGAAGATCACGTCAGAGCTGCGGACGCCGACCGAGAAGTACGCCGACACCATCGGCAAGCTCGACGCGATGATGCAGAAGGGCTTGCTAAGCCAAGAGGTGTACGGCCGAGCCGTGTCAAAGGCGGATGCCGAACTTAAGGCGGCCACCTCAAGCATGGACAGCATGGCCAAGTCCGCCAGCATGACCGAGCGGATCGTCAACGGCCTGTCGGGTGCGATTGGCGGCATCGGCGATGCCACGAAGAGCGTGGCAGAGGCTGGCGTAGCAGTCATCAAGTTTGGCAAAGACATCGCGTGGACTTACGCCGAATGGAAGTTCTTTAGCGCCCTCAAGAATCCTGCAAGCCTCACAGCCTTTGCGGCCAGTGCCTTCAAGAGCGCAATGGCGGCCCGCACGTTGATCCTTGCCGCCAAGGCCCTTGGTGTCGGGCTTGCCCTCAGCGGTGGTGCTGCCGGCACGGCAGCAGCTGCCGTGCTGGGGCTGAGCAATCCTCTCGTCGGCGGTGCCTTGCTAGCCCTCAATCATGGCCGGGGCTTTCTAAGTGCCAAAGAGCGGGCCTTCGAGATGGCCGCAGGCATTACGGCTGGCACTGCCTCGCTCACCGCGTTAAACGCACAGCTTGGCCAGGTGCAGGCCCAGCAAGTCGACAACCTAGCCTTCGCCATGGAAGAGGCAACCGCTGCCGGCGAGCGTTCCCAAAGTGCCTTTGCCGGCCTGGCCGACGTGTTCGTAACGCCGTTCATTGGTGCCTTTGCTGCCGTTCAGTCTGGGCTGGCTGGCTTTACGGACGGCATCAGCGGAGTCATCGAGGGCGTCACGTCCATCATTGCTCCGATTGCTCAGGTTATTGCCCCAGTGCTCACGCTTATCGGCACGCTCGTTGAGGGCGTGCTGAAGTTTATTGGCGTGCTCGGCGAAGCCCTTGGCGTTGTTCTCAAAGTCGCCGGGGCTGTTGTCCAAACCTTCCTTTCCCCGTTCATCGTCGGCCTTACCAACGTCGTGGAAGCCATCCGCAGCGGCATGAATGCGGCGTTTGAGTTTATCGGCAGCCGCATTGATTTTGTGTCGCAGAAACTCAAGGACTTCTACGCCTTCATGTCGAAGGTGCCAATCATTGGCAGGGCGTTTGCAGGCGGCGCAACTCCGGCGGCCCCTGGTGCTTCCGCAGGGGGCGGCGCAGAGCAGGCTGCTGTGGACGCCAAGCAAAACGATCAGTTGGACTTTGAACTGCAGCTTTACACGGCACGACTGCAAAACGAACAGGCGATTGCGGATGCTCGCAAGAAAGCATCGTCGGATCAATTGGATGCTGACCTAGCCAACTTTGCCGACCGTAGGAAGATGGAGCAAGACATTCAAAATGCCAACAAGAAAGCTGACGCCAAGGCCGCGTCTGACAAGCTTGACGAAGACTTGCGGCAGTTCGCCATTCGCCGCGAGAACGAACAGGCGATTGCAGATGCAAACCGCAAACGACAAGAGGAAGTCGCAGCCAAGCAGGGGGAAATCGACAAGTTTACCGCCGAGCGTTCCGCCGCTCTCGGCGGCAAGTCCAACGAAGCCTTGAAGGCAAACGACGTTCGCTCCAGTGAGGGCATGTCCCAGTTCCTTGCCTTGGCTACGGGCCGCGAAGATCCCGCCATCGCTGAGTACCGCAAGCAAACGCAAAAACTGGACGAGATTCGCGCTGAACTTCGGGCATTGCAGACCGAGAAAGTCACGATTTTGAACGGGGCTGGTGCCTAAATGGGAATCGTCTCCGTCACAGAGCTCGCCCAGGTATCCGCCAGCCGAAAGTTTGGCGAGCCGCCCGTGTTCCAGCGGCAGTTCGTCGTCGAGGTGGACAGCCCGGCAACGTCGCAGTCGGCGATCCTCGTCGCGTCCAACGTGCCGTTCCTCGCGCCCCACCCGGAGGCGAGCTACTGCAAGGCGTTAAACGCCAGCGTCACGAACTACAACGGCAGCCGCTGGCACTACCTCGTCACCTGGGACTACGAGCTGCCGAAGCAGGCGAACGTAGACCCGAACCCGCTGGCGAGAACGGACATCTGGAAGTGGAGCACCGGCGGCCTGCAGGTGCCGACTCTCTACTACTACGACACAGGCGACGTGCTGAAGCCGCTCCAAAACAGCGCGAACGACTTCTTTGAAGGGGCGACCACCGACATCAGCACGCTCCAGGCGTCCATCAGCGGCAACCGCCCGACGTTTGACTACGGCCTAGCCACGACGGTGACGAACGCGGTCAACTCCTCTCCCTACTTAGGCGGGGCTGCCTACACGTGGAAGTGCTCGGGCATCGCGGCGAACCCAGCCGTTGAGGTGGTGAACGAGGCTGAGATTCGTTTCTGGCAAGTCGAGGTAACGCTCGAGTATCGCCCGGATGGCTGGCCGCTCCAGTTGCCAAACGTCGGCTGGAACTTTCTGGACCCGGCAAACAGCAACAAGAAGACGGCGGTGTGGGTGGTGGACTCAACCAGTACCGAGCCGGCCCCAAACAACCGGACGCGACCAAGCAACCCGCAGCCGCTCACGTCTACCGGCGACCTGTCGACTGGTGCCCCGACGATCCTCGTGCGCCGCACCCACAAAGCCATTAACTTCCAGCAGTACTTCGGCACCCCAACACAACAGTAGGAGACTCTCATGCCAGACCTGACTTGGAATATCAACGCCCAGTTGTCGAGGGGCAACCTCAACCAGGCCCTGGTGGCGTCGGGCGTCACGGCCGACTGCTCAGCCACCGGCATGACTACGGTGACGCTCTCGCCTGGCACGAACGCTGCGGGCACGTCTGCGATCTCTACGGCCACGCTGTCGAGTGTTGGGGTATTCTTCGCCCGCAACCTCTCCACGGTGGTCACAGCGGCCGTTTCGTTTGGCCAGCTATCCGCAGGTGCCCTTGTGCCGTGCGTGTCTCTCAAGGGCGGTGAGGCTGCCGTAGGGCGTCTGGCTGCTGGCACCTACGCGGCACAGTCCAACCTCACCGGCACGCAGCTGGTCATCAGCATCGTTGAGGGCTGACGATGAGCCAGGGTGCGAGCAACAACGCCGGGCAGGGCTCGCGGCCGACGTTCGTGTCGTTCACGAAAGCGGCGGCGGTACGCATCAACAATGCGGTCCTGACTGTCGAGAAAGGAAATCGCACCCATCCGGGGCTCACGTTTGACCATCCGATGCCGGGCGGGAGCGGAACCAAGCCATTCCGGGTCTGCACCTTCACCGGCGCGTGGTCAATCGGTTCGACGAAGACCGTCACCTTCAAGTACCAGACTTCCACGCCCAACACGGCGGTGGTGCAGAACGACCTGATGAGCCTGCCGAGTGCTGACACCCGCAACTGCGTTATCGGCCGCGAGGGAACGGCGTGGCATCTCATCAACTGGCAGTGGGACGTGGCATACGCTGCGACGGCGGCCACGCTTACCACGACATCGCTGCGGTTTGACACGCTGCCGGTCGGTGCCGTGTCCACGTCGTCTGTCGTGACGTTCTCGGTCTCTGTTGCGACCTGCAGTACGACGTGAGGTAGCCATGCCGCTGTACGTGCAAAACGGCAACCTCATCCAGAAGGCTGGGGCACTTGGCACCAGCGTTGAATGCTGCTGCAACGACGCGCCGCCGCCGCCGTGCGAGGTCACCATCGACGGAGAGCCTGTCGATATCTCGACTATCGACCCCGAGGACGCGCTTGACGTTCAGTGGACGCATGACGGGCGAACGCTACAGGTTCCAGACGGGCAGCAAACGTTTGACTTCTGGAACGGATTTTCTACCGGCCCAGACGTGACATGGCACGAGGTTTACCAGATCATTCTGGAGTCCAGGAAGTTTGAGGGCTGGCAACTGGTGGCCGGAAATGACCCCACCTTGGCGTCCTGGACGCCGCCAGGTGCGTGCGCAAAGTGGTCTGTCACCCAGCCAAACCCAACTACATGCCGCATCCAAGGCTGCGTGCAGACCTCCTACGACGAAGGCACGTCAGATACTGGCATTCGGCCGTACGAATCCACTGACTACCAGATCCGTGCCCTGTGGCGGTGGACGTGCGATATCGTTTCTGGAGTGCAGGGGGCCGTGACGTATGAACTGATTGAGGGCTACCGCTACGAATGGGACGTGGCGACCTTATCCTTCCTGTTGGTGACCGGTGGCGACGTTGGTGACGAGCCGGTCGTGACTGTAACGCTCGCGCCATGAGGATGCTGCGACGTGCTTTCGACCGAATCGTTATCAGCCGTGGCCGTGATGCCACGTCGGCCGCTGCCTGCATCACCGCCGACTACGGCGATGGGTGGATCGAGGTGGACACCAAGCACCCCGCGTACCCGCGACGAAAGCCTGGCCTGGGCGACATGGTGGCTGCCGGGCTGTCTGCGGTCGGCATCACGAAGGCCCGCGTTGAGGCCGTGGTCGGCGGCCCCTGCGGATGCTTCGGGCGGCAGGCGACACTGAACGAACTCGGCCGCAAGATGGGCATTGGTTGACACGCCTGCCACCCTACTCGCATGGCCGAGGATCACTACTACAAACTGAACGGCGACGAGCGATGGCTTGTCGGGTTCGTGAACCTCAAGGGCCAGGCGTATGGCTACACCTACTCGCAGAAGAGTAAGCAGCCACGCATCTTGATTCACAACGGTCTGAAGGGCCGTCACCGCCTCACGATTTTGACGCACGAACTCCTTCATGCGTTGTTCCCGACCGCAAGCGAGGAACACGTCGAGCAGGCTGGCAAAGACATCTCAAAGGTTTTGTGGGGTCTCGGATACAGGGAGGTGAGCAATGGCTAGGGAAACGCTCTGTGACGCCGTGGAGTCGGCGTTGCTGGCCACGGCCGGCTGGACGGCACGAGTCGGTGACGAGGCCTTGGCGGAACTCACGGCGTTACGCGACCGATTCCGCGCTGGCTCACTAGGCGCGAAGCCGTACGTGCTGGCTCGCCTCACCATCGACATCGGCAAGGCTCGCGGATGGCAACTTCCCTCCGAAAAGGTTTTGGCAAAATGGCTCAGCAGCAAAGATTGACCGACGCCGTTGAGGCTGGGCTTGCGTCGGCAAGCCAGCTGGCGGCCGATGCCGAGGTTGCCCGGCTTCGCTCCGAGGTGGCAACGCTGCGAGGCCGGTACAAGGCCGCACTCGCGGCTATCGACGCCGAGCGTGAGAGGGCAGGAGCTATCGCTGGGCTTTCGGGGATCAAGCCTGCGAAACGGGCCGTACCAAAAAAGGTACGCCACGCGAAGCACGACGCCACGGCGATCCTGATGCTGAGCGACGTGCACTGCGAAGAGCGGGTGTTGCCCGAGACCGTCAACGGCGAGAACGATTATTCGCTTGACGTGTGCCAGCTGCGGATGGCCGAACTCGAGGAGCGATTCATCGCCTGCCTTGAGCACGAACGCAACCAGGCCAACATCCGCCGCGTGCTTGTCTGGTTGGGCGGCGACTTCATCACCGGGCACATCCATCCGGACTGCATCGAGGTGGCGGCACTCTCGCCGATGAACGCCACGCGGTGGATCGCCGAGCGGCTACGCGGAATGATCGACGCCATAGCCCAGCACGCAGACGAAGTGATCGTCTGCACCAACGCTGGCAACCACGGCAGGAGCACCGAGAAAAACCGCATCGCCACCGAGCTCGACCACTCGTGGGAGCAGATGATGTATTTCACGCTGGCCCGCGAGGAGAGCAACGCCAACGTTGAGTGGCGGATTGCCGAGGGGCATCTGGGCTACGTGGACCTCGACGGCTTCCTCGTCCGCACTACGCACGGGCACAGCATCCGATTCGCTGGTGGCGTCTACGGCCTGGCCCTGCCGGCGAGCAAGGCGATTGCCCGATGGGACGCCGGCCGCAGAGCGAACCTCACCATCTTTGGTCACTACCATTCGTTCGGTTGGCTTCGTGGTGCAAGGTACGTCGCCAACGGGAGCGTGATTGGACACAGCCCATACGCTGAGCGGGTTGCCTCACCGGAGCGGCCGTGCCAGGGCATGGCGATCATTGACCACGGCCGGCAAGAGGTGACGCGAGCGTATCCATTGTTCTGCGATAGAGACCTACGAAAGGGAACCAAATGAGTCTGACGCTAGCCGAAAAAAACAGCCTGCTCCGCGAGGCCGTATCCGAGAGGCTGAACCGCAAACTGCACCACGAAGAGCCCGACGTGGTACGGCCTGTGACGTGCTGCAACATCGCCGGCCAGGAGGTGGAGCAACCCACCACGTCGCAGCGGTTTCTCGACCTGCTCAACGAGATGCGGCGGCTGCACGAGTCCAAGTCCGCCGATTACGGCAGCGAGACTGACCCGCTCGCAAACATCCGCCAGGGTGCCGAGTTCGTGGGCATCGAGCCTTGGCGTGGCTGCATGGTGCGGATCGCCGACAAGGTGCAGCGGTTGAAGACGTATTGCCGCACCGGGCGGCTGGTGCACGAGGGCGTGAGAGACACGCTGCTAGATCTGTCGGCGTATAGCCTGCTGGCCATCGTGCTCTTTGACGAGGGGAACGATGGCTGAGCCGCTTACCGACGCCTACCTACAGCGGTGCGAGTTTGACGCCCGCAGGTTCCAGGGTGCTTGGACCGGCACGGCTGGCACGTTGGCCGCACACGTCATGCGGTTGCTCGCGGAGCTTAGCCGCGTGAAAGGCGAGGCAGCCGTGGAGAAGTCGAGACGAGTAGACGCCTAGGCCAGGGCTTGAGCGGCGACGAGTTTCACCCTTTCCTCGTCGTCGCTCGCCCTGTGCCTGTCATGGATGATCCCGAAATCTGCTTCGTGATCATCCAGCGTTTCTACCGTGGCTTCCCCGGCCCGCCGAGATCAAGCGGTGGCAGGTAGTCCAAGGCAGACTCTGTGCCCGTGATCCTCTCGTCGTAGTAGTGATCCTCGGCCATCTCCTCCGAAGAGTGCCCCAACTGCTTCTTGGCCGACTTGCCCGCTTTCTTCAGATACGAGGCCGTGCTTTTGCGAATCGAGTGAAACGGGTGGTAGGGCACCCCGGCTGTTTTGCACAGCACGCGCAGGGATGGGTAGATCGACAACGCCTGGCGATCCTCCAGCCAAGGCCATACGAGGCTCCCTGCGGCCCGTCGCTGCGGGGCCATCATGGCACACAGTTCGGCAGAGATCGCCCGCGTAAGCGTCTCGTGGTGCCCCTTGCGGGTGCAAGCCAGGAACGTGAGGCAGTGGCGGTCCAGATCGACCTCGCCCCAGCGGATGGCTAGGACCGCACCGATGCGCTCGCCGGTCTGGTACATGGCCATGATCTTCGTCGGCCAATACCAAGCCGCTGGCACCCCGCTGATGTGGCCTCGGCGAAAGCGGGCGGCATCCAGCAGCAACTGCAGTTCATCGGCGGTGTAGGCCGACGGCCGCGGCCGCGGCACCCTGGGCCTGGCG